TATCAGTGGCACGAACAACAACTTCCGTAAGATTGCAGAACTGGTAGGGTCTAAGTATGATCTCACTACACGGATTGGTTCCAAACTCGTAGTTAGGATCACGCCTACCATACTTCTCAGCTTGCTTTTTAGATGCTTCACGATTAAAGATACCTCTCTCACCTGACTTACTTTCTACCAACGCAGTCCACTCACGCATGAATGTTTCTATGTCGGGCTTCTCTGTATAAGATACACTGTTGTTAGCCAATGCTCTGTGTGCAGCAGTTTCCCACCACTGTCCTGACTTAGCGTGACGCATACGGTCATCACTCAGGTTAGACAGAGAGATCATAGCACTGCGTCTTACTCCACCCACTACAACTATCTGACCAATGAAACACATCAAGTCATGGCATTCCATAGAGGATAGCTTACGGCCTTGTGCATTCTTGAATGTTTGTACTGAGAAGTTAAACAACTCGACAAGAGGTCCAGGTCCACTGGCTCTACCACCAAACGTCTTGAGCCTAGCACCTGCAGGACGTACACGTGACACATCCCACTTGGGTATCTCACCTGCCCACAACAACGCTAGTAGCTGACGGAATGCTTTAGCCCATCCCTCTTTGCTATCCTTAACTACGATGGTAGTCTCGCTGTCAAACAACTCAGGTACATCAGGTAGCTGCTGAATGAACTGACGCTCTACGCTGAAGCCCACGCCTGTACCACACAGTAGTATGAACATAGCTTCATCGAATGACTTAGGGTCATCCACTGGTAGATAGCTACAGTTGTACCCTGCTGTGTTATCTCTGTCCAACGCAGCACCACTAGTCATCATGGCTCTCATGCTTGGCATTACATCTAAGCTAAGTATAGCTTGCTCTATTTGGTTTACCCATGAATCGTTGCCTAGCTTTGGACGTACCACGTTATCAACGTAGCGTCCTACTGTCTCAGCCCATGACTCACGGCCTTTGCCATCTATGTACTTAGCATAGCGTGACTGGTGTATAAAACTTTGATAGTCTGTTGGTAGTAAGTTACTCATCTAATCCTCCGTTGTTCCAAGGGTAGCATGGAACGATGCTTTGTTTACAATACTTCTTGTTGTCCACCAGTAACACTGGCAGTACTACTATTACAAATATACAAAATAAGAGAGGCCATATCAGACCTTTGGTAGTGCAGTAGTTCATTTATACTTCCTCGTAAATACCCATATGGCTCCTGCTATTACACAGAACAGTATAACCATAGCTTTATAAATCTCTGTCATTGATGGATCAATCATCTATTATCCCCACTCCCTTGTATAGTTCCTCTCTCCTGTCTACTCTTTAGCTTAGACAAGTTCTTTAACGCTACCTCTGCCATGTCTATCTCTAGGTCACGACACAGTGCAGCAATATACCACAGCACATCACCAATCTCTGCAGCTATAGCATCCTTGTTGAATGTACCATCACGCAACATCTTCTTGACCTTGCCCTGTACCTCACCTGCTTCGTTACCCAAGCCCAACGCAGGGTAGATGATAGGATCAGTATAGATAGCAGTCTTCACTGCTTCCTGTTGGTAGTATCCCATGTCCATGATGGGTGATTGCATATCTGCAAAGTGGTCTATGTCTTCCTGTGTTATCATTATCTCTCCTTCACACTTAGGTTGTGTATCTTCACATCATCTATATCATGCATAACATTACTCACTAAGTCATGCACATCTTCTTTATGTCCTTCTTCGTGAGCAGATAAGAAGTTGTTATCCTCATCTACTTCCATCACATACGTGACACTAAACTTACGTATCATTTGTGCTTCTCTTTGTATACCTCAATAAGTTTTTTTAAATACCATTCTGCCTTTTGTAAATCTTCTAGGCCACCCTTGTAGTCGTATCTCCATACGTACTTCAGTATGTTGCCTTGTAGGTATCCTTCTTTGTTGTGGTTAGTTGCAGCCATGATAGCATCAATACATTCTATACCACCTGCATTGTAGTGTGGTGGTCTGTTTACCATGTCTTCCTTGAACATCTCATCGTCATCATCTGGAAAGTCCTTGAAGATATCTTCTATGGTAAACTCTTCTTCTTCGTGTTTGCTCATGCTTCACCCAGTGTCTTTGTCCATTTAGTTAACTTGATTACGTTACCCTCTGTGGTATAATCCATTTCTTTTTCTAATGCAAGTTCTGATTCAGCATATTGTTTAGGAAACATTTCCTTTAGTATTCTGTGTCTTGCTTCATCAAAGTAATCAGCTAGTTCAGGGTAATCTTCTAGTACTTCAGAAGCTGCTGCCATAGTGAGGCCATAGTCCATAGCACTACGCATAGCTATAGGATGTTGTGACTCACCAAATACTAATCCTGTCTTTAGTATACCTGTCCATGCACCTTCATCATCTAGTTCAGGACTAATGACTATAGCCACATCACCATCTTTTACTTCGTAAGCCATCAGGCTCTCCTTTTAACTACGACACGCTGCACTTTCATACGCTTGCCTTTTTCTAGTAGCCACCCTTCAGGTATAATACGATGCGCCCACTTAAAGTTCTTCTGTTCACACCAGTCACAGTACCTAGACTTGGCTCCCTTATATAATCTTTGTTTAGCGTTACTGAATACAAACCTAATGTCTAGCTTTGGATGCTGTCTCTGTATCTCTATATGTTTGCGTCTATCTGCTGCACTAAATATTCCTTTGGTTTCTATTATGATACCATTGTCTAACTCAAAGTCAGGAGTGTATGCACGATAGCGTAAGTCTTCCCACTCTATCTTTATCTTCTCATACTCTACCGTCTTCTGTCTTGTCTTTAGAAACGCAGCAGCCTCTTGTTCAAGACCGCTACGGTATAACCTTTTGTTATGCCTACGCTGCAAGGCCATCACCTATTAGAACGTAGTCAACTTGTGGTGGGTTCTTAGACTTAGATACCCTTGAAGGTAATGTCTTTAGTGACTCCCAACACTTGTGCTTGAAGCTACAAAACTTACATGAATTGTTAAGCACCAAGTTACCAGATGGCTTCTTATAGAATGTCTCAGGCACAGGCTGAAAGCATCTTTCAAACGGCTCATCTTTCTCAATGTAATTTACCGTTTCCTGGATGTCCTGAATCACCTGCTCAGAGTCAACCTCCGAAGCACTGACATACTTAAACTCACCGTTGCCTTTGTTGACCACCCACCAACCACCTACATCTTTTCCTGCAGCCTTAGAATAGCCCACTAATTGTGGTATGTAACCGAAGCCATCACCCTTCTGTAAAGATTCGAATGAGTCAAACTTGTTAGCGTATGACCAAGGTGATGCAGACTTTACATCATCTATTTTGCCATCCATTTCCATGTCGTACTCACCCTTGATCTCCTGTCCATCAGGCAGTGTGAGTGTGACAGTATCGTTGTCTTTGAACTCAGCACCTGCTGCACGTAGCAACCCTTTGAACACAGCTTCAACTAGATCACCTAGTATCATGTTCATCAGGAAGTGTGGAGGCAAAGGTATCTTATCTTCAGGATCATTCTTCTCAAACCACAACTGGCACTTAGGTCTGCCTATGTTAGACATACGTAGTCTAAACTCATCACGTGGTGGCGAGTTAAACTGTTTGTCCAAGGCAGCTTTAACATCGGAGGCAACCTGTTCGGCTACCTCCTCTGTCATTGTAGCTTCACCCTTCATAGCCTTTTGCAAGTAGCTAAAGACTTGTAGTTCAGCAGGGTGATTCATTACTCATCAACCTCCACGAAGTCATTATTGATTATACCTTCGACAAGATCTGCGTCACCATCAGTGCCAATCTTTGCACGATCATGGTGTAAGTCTAGTATCTTACCGTTGCTATACTCAATGAGTTCTAGGAAGTCCTTGAGTGTGTCATTGTCTTCACTCGCAAGTTCGACAGCATCACCAGTGCTTGCTTGTATCTTACCAAACTTAGCACCAGTAGGTATACTGTCTTCAATACCTTCTAGCTTGATGGTAGACATGATAGGTAACATGTTCTTCTTCTTGAAGTTACTCATCACACCATTGATACTCTTCAAGCTGTCACGGTTCTTTACATCCATGACAAACGGTATGTTTGCTGCAGCTTCTATTGGCTCACCCTTTTCATTCATAGGGCTGTCCAATGAGACTGTACCATAGTATACCATGACACGCTTGACTGAGCGCATCAGTTGCTTGGTTGCATCAGGTAGTGCGTTGAAGTCTTCGATGTAACCAGTAGGTCTACCTAAGTTAAACCCACCAATGCTATCCTTCAAGTCACCGTTGAGGGAGTTAGACATAACAGACTTCTCCATCTCTTCAGTGTCACTGTTCCAACGCTGCCATTGGTTGCGCTGTGCAAAGACACGAACTGTAGCACCATTACTGTAGACTATATCATCCCCTGTCTTGAGGGTGAATGCACCTACAGGTACTACCTCTGTCTTTATCATCTTACCATTGAGTTCTACTTCACCCATGATAGGTTGATGCAACATTCCTAAACGTGATATAGATGGCAGAAAGTCTGCGTTACTTGTCTTGATAGACACACCCATAAGTTCAGCCATCGACTGACCACGTTCATTTGCTATTGCTAGTTCATTACTCATTCTATATCCTTTTCTATAGAGTTAAAGAGTCTTAGTTATACACTATACATCAACTGTGTCAAGCCAATTCTTACCTATCTTTGCTTCTAAAAGCATAGGCACATTCATATCTATTCCGTATGTCTCCTCTATTATCTTGTTCAAATCCTGGTTGAGTGTCCACACCATTGACAATACTAAATCTTTCTCATCAGGATGCACATCAACCACCATAGAATCGTGTACAGTATTAACTAAACACGACTTCATATGTCGCAAACGTTCATGCATTTCATTCAGTACCACTGGCACTACATCACCAGTAGCGAAGCCTTGCACTGGGTAGTTCTTTATCATAGTGAAGTGCGTTGGTACACCACTGTGTCGTCTTGTCACATCAGGGAAAGCATACTGTCTACCTGATACGTTTGTTATCTTTAAGAAGCGTAGTGCTTCATCACCTAACTTCCTGTGCCACTTGGCTATGCCTTTGTATTTATCGTTGAAGTGGGTGTAGTAGGTTGCTTCAGCTTTCGTGCGTCCGTAACCGCTTGCTCCAAAGAGCGGTGCAAACGTGTGTTCTTTAGCTGCTTGGCGTGATGTTGGTTGCCCTGCATCAGTAATAACTTTTGCTGTGTAAGCATGTACATCGAAGCCAGTTGAAATTTCTTGCATCGCTGTTTCATCCTGTGCCAAGAACGCTGCTGTCCTAAATTCGAGTTGTGCAAAGTCGGCCTCCATTATTAGTCCGTTGTTAAATCTTGATACAAATACTTTCTTTACAGGGAACGTACCTCCACGTGGCATGTTTTGCATGTTGGGATTCCGTCCACTGAAACGTCCAGTAGCTGTAATGTGTTGGGTAAGTCCAACGTGCAGGAATCCACTGTCCTTAGTGTATGATCGTATTCCGTTGACAAAAGCTGATAGATAAGAAGAGACAGCATTGTGACGTTTAAGATCAGAAATGAAATCAATAGCCTCGTCCATTCTATTTTGTTTAGCAGTTGAAGATAATACATCCAGTTCATCCTTTCCTGTGTTGAATCCATTAGCACTGACCCACTTCTTGCTTGGTGCAGTGAAGCGTAGCCCTGCTATCTGTTGTGTATCCTTTAGTCTGTATCCCTTCGCATCACAATCTTTGCATTTATTAGGTCTAGCAAACTTTGTTCCATCTTTTTTAAGTCGGTATACTTTACCTTGCCCTTCGCAACTAGGGCAGGTGTATGCCGTAGTCCTGTAGATCGGTGAGGAGTTGGCTTTAACGGCATCCTTAAACTCTTCTTGTGTCGCAGTGAACTCGAACAGATCAGCCCATTCCTTTTTGTCATGTACCCTCCTGCTGAATAGAACCTGCGACTTTTGTTCAGGCGAGCGTAAGTTAATCGGAGTGTCGCCCATAAGTTCCCTGACTTTCTTTTGTAGTCTTGTTTCAATCTCCGCTTTCTCATTCTCAAACTCCTTTGCTACTCGCTCCAACTCTTGAAGATCGACTTTGAATCCTGCCATATAGATTTCGGTAAGGGTCTTGCAGGTATTGAAGGTAACTCTTTTGATTGTACTAAGGGAAGATGCTTCGGGAAGTAGAAAGTCTCGCTCTTGGGCTTTGAACAACTCGCAAGTAGTAAGCAAGTCATGCTCAAGATAATGACAGAGTTCAGCCAATGGTATCTCGTTTGTGTTCTTACCTTCCTTAAAGTATTTCTTGAGTGTGTCATCCTTCTGTACCTCTAGTTGTCTACGTTCAGCACAAGCCTGTAGGCTCAAGCCATTTCTCTGACCACGATCTAGTATATACTCAGCAAGCATGGTGTCATAGATGTCACCGTCATACCTGAAGCCACACTCCCACAGCCACATCAAGTCGTGCTGTGCGTTGTGCATAATGAGTAGCTTGGTATTATCCAGTGTCCACTGTATGTCTAGTCTTTGGAAGCCTGTAAAATCTGTGGCTTCATTGTGGTCCAGTGTCTTGATAGTGAGGGTAGCTTTAGGATCATCAGCATCTAACATACCTACCTGAACCAAATGGTTCTTAGACTCAAAGGGATCTAAGTGTACCTTGCCATCACGATGTGTGACAGTATTCTCTACGTCTAACACCAACCTCATGCTGAGTACAACGATCTTGGACCGTCAAGCTGACAGGTTATCTTACCTTGAAAGCCATTGAGTTTATTCTTGGCTATGTTTAAGTATCTAATTGGATCTTCATCTTCTCCTTCTGCTTGTTGTGTCTTACCTATCAGTACCATCAGGTCAGCCTCTGCAGCCTTGCCTGTCTTACTACCTTCCATCATAGCTTGGTTCAGGTCAGCCCTACCCTCTGCCTCTGCTGATAGCTGAGACATCCATACCACAGCACAGTCATACTGCTTGGCTATGTTACGTGCATGGATAGCTGCTGCCTTGAGAGTTATGTCTGTTCTCTCTGTTCTGATGTCGGCAAACTTGTCGCCCATGTCCAGGATTACTATGTCAGGACGCTCATACTTTACCACTGACTCAACCCAATCCATACCTTTACCTGTACTGTCCTTGAACTGTACCTTATCTTTGATTGAGTTGTATCTCTTAGCTGCTAACGCTTTGTTAGTGTGTACCTCTTTGATAGTCATAAGAGTGGACGCACTGATGTATCGTGCAGCTACACGTGTGTATGCTTCCTCGTTACACAGTACAATACACTTAGCACCTTGATGTGCAAAGCCATCAGCCCCTGCTACGAGAGAAGCATGGAAGCTAGTCTTTCCAGTATTAGGCCTAGCACCAACCAGAATAAGATGACCGCCACTGATACCCTCCACCCTACGAGCCAAACTGGGTATGTTAAATTTCCATTTCGATTCAAGTGCCGTTGCATCAAGGATAGTATCAAGACTGTGATCATCCCACTCGACACGAAGACTTGGAGTAAAGTCATCTTTGTATTCCTCTAATAGTTTACGTAATGGTTCGAGACTATTCTCTGCACCGTTAACAAAGTCAAAGCCTAAGTTAGCTACAAGGTCACCAACATGCTGCTGAAACAACTGCGACAATGTGTCCTCTGCTATCTCACCTTTAATAGGTTCAGCTATCTCGATACGCTTGAACAGATCTTCATAGGCTGTCCTTGTAGCGGTGGTCATGCTTGCGTTGATACGGTTGAACACAGCATGTAAGTCAGACACAGACAGGTCACCATCGTATGTCTCCATAGCTGTATCCAACGCTTGCTTTATCTTACGTACATCCTTACTGAAGATGCGTTCAGGGCAACGCACACCCTTGTGGTCATCATAAAACTCTCTACTGAGTAGCGTCTTTACTAGTGCTAGTTCCATCATCTCTGTTCATCTCCTCTCGTTCCATTGCTCTTCTTCGTTCCTTATCATCGAATGACCTTACTATAGGTACAGTCTTATTGTTATTGTCAAAGTCCACTATCACACCAGTGTTCCACTTGTTGCATTCCTCTTGTGCATCCTTTAAGTTGTCGAACAGTCTAGGCTTGGGGTAGTTCTCAAACACTGCACCCTCTGGCACATACATGATGTCACCATCCACGTCAATCACTATTGCTAATCTCATTACATAACTCCTTCATATATACTGCTTCAACTATATCTTTTGGGGCAATGTTTTTACCCATGTATCCTCCGTAAAACATATTCCAATTAGAATGTTTTAAGTAAGTGTAATGCCATTTAGTTTTTGTTTTAGGCTTACCACTTTTAGTAAAACCTGCAGCCATTGTTATTTTAGCATTTATAATAGCAGGTTTTTTACCCTTTTCTAAAAAAAATACTTGTCCTATCCTTTTAGGTTTTGTTTTTATGTCAGTCTTTTTATAATTGACTGGATCAAATGGATCACTCTCTAATGTTTTGATGAAATCCTCATGTGTCATTACATAACTCCTTCAGTTTCTCTATATCTTCATCCATCTTATACTTTATATCATCTAACAAATTCATAGCGGTGGTCTTTGTACCTGTCCACAACTCTATCTCTCTGCGATACTCGACTGTCTTACCTATGGCATCAGGATCAAGGGCTATAATAATTCTGTTGTACTCTCCTATCTTCTTCATGTGTTTAGGACTCAAGCTTGTGCCTAAGATAGCCATAGCTGTGATGTATGGCAACTCTTGTGTAGCTATGATAGCTGACAGTACATCTTCAACTATGAGTAGTGTCTTACCATTACCAACAGTGTAGTAGTCAGCCTCACCTGTGTAACGATACCACTTAGGGTGGTTGATCCCTACTGCTCTGCCTATAGCATCAATGATTCTACCCTTGTGCTTGATAGGAAAGACAACACGTTCATCCTTCACATCATATAGAGTATCAGCTATTGCTAATCCCCAACGTCTAATGAAGCGTTGGTACTTAGTGTGGTTTGCCTTGGGGGTCACCACGTATTCAGGTATCTCCATAGTCTCCTTCTCTTTCGTTATGTTTGTGTATGCACGTTGGGTCTGTTGATCTTTCATGCGTTGATATATCTCTGCTGCTGTCATGTCCGTAACATAGATGCCACGTATTGTACAGCCTAGTTTAAAACAGTTGTACTGTATGTCACCTAGTGTATTGGTAGCAGTAAATGTATTCTTACCTCTACACTGAGGGCAGTCACCTCTGTATCTGTCACCTTCTTTCAGACCTAGATCGTCAATGAAGTCACGCATCCTCATCTTGCTTACCTCTTGCTGCTAGTGCCTTGCTTGCACCACTGTATGTGTTGACCATGTATGGCTTGACTGATGCTGCATTCTGGTGGCCTGTCACCTGCATGATACCTGCCAAGTCAACACCACCTTCCATCATTTCTGTGACCGCTGTCCTACGTAGATCCATAGCCGTAAGTTCTTTAGGTAGATTAGCTTCGTCCAGGATTTTATTGATATATAACGATACTTCTTCTTTGTCATAGGGTGTATATGCTCCTGCTCTAGGCTTGACTCTTGGTACTACGTACTCTTGAAAGCCAAACTCCTCCTTCTG